CACCGCTTTCCGTTGTACTAACGAATGGTTCGTAAGAAATCGTCATGCTGTTAACACAATAACGCTCGTACCCGTTGGCTATCTTAGATAACCAGGGGAACATTTCTGTGTCTCCAACATTGATACCAAGTGCCAGAACTCCCGATTCAAATGTATGATCAGAAGTAACGTTCTTGATAAACTCTCGATGTCGAACTCGGATAGCCCCGGCTCCTGCCGGGGTTGTCTGGGGCCTCCCCCCAGACGTTCTCAAACCAGTTGCAATCGGAGCCGCAACTCGTCGAGATTTGTTTGTGTTTCTTTTATTGTTATTTCTAGTAAGGTAAGATTTAACAAGCAAAAGATACCTTAGTCTCTTGCATGCGATTACCCACCAGCCCAAACCTACTGCCATCTCTCGACAGCTCAAGGCGGCACTCGGGCTGGCCCCCTGTGCTCAATAGCACTCCGCCTCTCGTGCTAGGCGTCTAGACATCGCTAAGGGTACATTGCAATGCCTCTCCGTAATCGCTAACACCGGGACACAACATGTCCATGTGCGCTCAACCTCGTAAGGTCCAAACGTCTTCCAATTGGCATCCACCACTTCACGGTTGGTGTCCGGGTTTCCCTGTATAACCTGTTTTCCTTCAGGCGAGCTACTAGGCCGCTTCTGGCCCCTTTTTCTCTTGGCAGTGCCCAAGTGCCGCTGAGTTCACGACAAACGCTTATATTTCTGTTCCGGTTCAACCAGATACTGGACGGAATCCATGCATCTCTCCGGTTTGATTACAGGCTCTGACCACAACGGATCGGGTAAGTTCTGGTAGTACTGTTCAACCAACTCCTGCTCTGACGGTGTAACATCAAAAGCGAAGTAAAAACTTATCCTCTCCCTCATAGTCGGCTCCCGCCGCCTGAAGGACATTCCCTCAATCAGTGAATGACGATACTTGTAGTACTGATCACCATTCGTAGGAACCCATGGTGTGGCTCCTCTACCCAACCAGCTATAAAACTCCTGGAAAATCGGGGTTCCGCCTGACATCGCCAACCCACAGCCCGACACCGCACCTATCTGACGATGATAAACCTTCTTTGAAAACAATTGCTTCGTAGAAAATAGATCACTGTACAGTCTCTTGGACGGTCTGGGGGTCAACACGTAACCCAACTCCTCGTTGTATACTGGACGGGCCTGACAAAATTCGATTTCTTCTAACGTATTATAGATTCCATCGAACTCCATAGTAATGCCCATCTGCAAAAACCAATCCTTCAATCCGCTGGTGAACTGGCCCAGCTGCCGTCGCTCCATAATAATGACGCAGTCATCGCCATCGTTAAGGAGGGAAATCTTGCCCAACATATTCCGGTCCTTGAAATACGAATACATCAGACTACACATGATGATAACATTCCCTAAACTAGTGTTCATGTCTCCTGACATGCGGCATCCATCAACTTTATACCGCAATGTCCCGTCAACTCCCACATACACACCATAGTTCTCAAGCTGGGCTGAGAGTAAAGTTCTCAAATTAGGAAGGTCTGCTCCTCGGCCTTCAGACCACATCATATAAATTGCATGCTCATACTCCAATAGCAATCTATTGATGTGCTGGTCAAAACGCTTAGCATCCAACCCTACTGCTACTGGATCAGCGTATTTGTCCCACATCCTCTTGATCTCTTCACCTCGCTCGTTCATGTTCATTCCCTTGGCAACTGTTTTATGTTCACCGCTCCCATCAAATATCTCGTCGATCGCCACAAAAATAAGATGTTCAAGATGTTTAATATACCTACCCAAACAGACATTGAAACGTGGACTCCGTGGCTGTATAGCCCTGGGCGCCCCGTCTGGCTTTAAGTACTCATCCTTGGTAAATACTTTCACTCGTTTATCACGTGCCTCAAGTGGTTTAGTCTTCAGGCTTTCAACAGCATGTTCATACACCTTGCGCTTGGCCCCACCGTAACACTCTAAGAACTCGTCTTCAGTGCACGGGCTGACCTTGCCATGGATCAATGAACGCTCCTTCATCTCACTGCTGAATTGTGACAAAATGTCCTGTATCTTAGCTCTGGCCTGGCTAATGGGTTTCCTCGCCTGTATAATTGCATTGTGCTCCCAGGGTTTTGGTGCACGCTTGAAACCCCTGCCATCCTTGACGAAAAAGACGCGTTCAAGGACAGCATGTGATACCGTGTCAATGTCATTATTGGGAATATCCCAATCGGGTCCATTACCACCGTTAATCTGGTAATAGCGCCGGGCCCTCTTCTTGTCCCCGACCCGCCTGGATTTGCTAATCTGGATTCTCTCACCTCCCCCTAAGTCAGTCTGAACCTGAAAATCAGGCACCTCCGACTTCGTGGTAACTCCAGATAGCTCACCCAAGCAACCCTATCCTGGTGAGAACGTCGCATTGAACCGATCCATGCGACGTCTGAGGTTCCTAAGCCAGCGATTAGAGTAAAGTTCCTCAACATACTCTTCATCGCTCGAGAGAAGCCAGTACATTTCAGAAGCATGCATCACAACATTCAATAGATCTCTGTTGCGCATGTTCTCAAAATGCGGATGCTCCTCTCGCCTAAGCCCCTCTGCTCGCCTCCCAGCGTCGGCTCGAACCAATAACCTGTTCGCAGGGGTATCTCGTAACCCCGTATGCCTAACCTTGAGAATGCAAGCAAGCTCACCTGCCGCTACCGGTATACGTCCACGGTGTTTCGGCTTGCGCTGGAAGAACCGTTTCTCCCTTGCAACCGGAACCACCTGGCATCCCGGTATTGACTGCGTCGTACCTCCTGATACCGACGAGCCAACGCTAGCCTGGACTGTGCTAGCTCCCCCGATACCCACGGGGTCTGGGGCAGTAACAGAGGGATCATCAAGCACTAGATCTCCTCTGATGACAGTCTCTTCAACAGTATCTGAAAGTACTAGATCACCGTTGAGAATAGAGAGAGCCACGTCCACGCCCTGTGGCTTCTCCGACCTGTCCTTAATTGCTTTGACAACCCAAGTCGAAGCAACTCCAACTGCCAGTGGAATATAGGCCAAACCTCCTACTCCACTCATCACTCCAAGAGTGCCCACCGCTCCTCCAACTGTTACACTGGCGTTGAACGCTCCACTCCTAACAGTGTAATCAACGGCCAGACCAGTTAGGGATGCCAACCCTTCACTTGATCTAACCAACCACGCTGGCCTAGCGTCAACATAGTCTCCATCCACTACTCCCACGATCTCCTGGTTGAGGTTCAGGTTGATCTTGAGAAATGTTGCCGCTAAGTCCCGTGGGTCTGGTCTCGAACTCCAGCCTCTAGGCAAAGTCACCTCCTCTTCCGCATTGTAATCCCCCGTAGAGAATCCAAGTTGAGCCTTGAGTCGTTTACTTGCCCTCTTCAGTCGAAGAAACCAGCTACCTCGCTCCGCCGAGCGCAGGGTCGAGTCAGACAATGATGTCTGCTCTGTCCCGGACATGCCAGTCTGTGCATCACCGGAACCAATGAGTCGCGTCGTTATATTGTTACTCATCTTTTCATGGTTGTTGGGTGCCCATTTAAACCATGAGCTGGCTTTGTCCACACGTTGGTTAGCGGACATCGGCTGTACCTCCAGCTGAGGGGGGTAAGCAGCGTTACGTCAGTTATACCGCTCACCCCAGAAAGGGGGTTGTCCCGTCACTCAGTAACCCCCGGGTGTAAAGACATGAG